CCCCAGGGCGCCGCAGAAGACTCTGCGACGGCTCGTCAGTTCGAGATTAGAGATAGTTTCGAAGCTTTGAAATCATTCCGATATACTCCTTGCCGACTAGCGGAAAACTAGTCGGGACACCCCGGCCCCTTTCAGGGGGGTCGGCGTGAGCTGTTTAAGTCAGCCAGGATGACGGATGAGTTCCGAGACTCTGGTCTGGTAAGACCAGCTAAGAACTCTATGATCGATCTGACAAGTCTCAAGTGAGCAATGGCTTCTATGCCGATGATCCTACCCTAACCAATAATGGGTCAGGAGGTAATCATTAGGTTGCTCAGGGTAACACCTCAGTTAACCTAGCGAGGGTGAGAAACCCTATCGCCGAAGTGGGCTAGAGTCCCCACGTTTCCTAGGATACCAACTCAAGCTTTTAAACTGAAGTTGGTCCCGGGACGGTTGAGATCGGCCGGCCATGCTACTTTGTTAAGTAGGTAGGTCGTACGATTCGCACGTTGCTAGCTTGGGGAGATGTTACCGGCGCTCTTAACCGAGCCCGAGTGATGGAACCGAGCTTGAGACCCTTAAACTGGGTCCGAGGCATGGCGTCCTATCCTCTCGGAGCGTGATAGATAAGCGCTCTGGAAGGGGAAGCAACGTATGACGAAAGTCGACAAGATGACTGGCATCCTTTTCGGTCTGCTGCGAAAGCAGTAGATAAGGAAAGGCAAACCAGCGCAAACTCCCGCGCCTTCCAAAGGTGGCTACGGCCCCCGCAAGGGGACACCGAGCTCAAAGGGAACCATTGAAAATACTTTAATATGAACCTAAATCAAAAATTTAAAAATTTGAGATTCATGTTCAGATTTAAAGCATATGGAACTTCTTTGGGTGCCATGATCTCTGGAAACAGAGTATCTAGTGTGGTAGGGTTAGTCGCAAGACTAACTCCTGCCATGCAAGGGAGATTGTCGAAAGGTGTCATACTTAATGCCAGAGTGTTCTTCAGAAGAATCTTTCTTCTGTATAAACACCAGGGTTTTGCTGGTCTTGTGAAGTACCTCAAAGCGGCCTCTGTATATTTACAGCAGGCCATTTGCGGGTACAAGACAGGTCCGTCAAACCCTAGAGTTTCAAGAACAGCCGGCGGTTTACCAAGAATCATTCCGATTTTAGTGAGAAAGCAAATCCAGAAGGGTAACCCCTTTTGGATTAGATTCTCCCTAACCTTCTTTAGCTTCTTTAGAAGCATCGAAGTGGAGGGAGTTTCGAAACTCTCTACTATTACGGATGATTTTAGCGGGAACCCACAATACCTAGAATTCTTTACTCCCTACCTCGGACAGTTTAGTCAACTGATCCTTGGGACCGGGAAGTGGAGAGTGGACCTCGACAGTGTCATGAGAAAGGGACTTCATTTGTTCCCTATCATGACGTCTTCACCACAGGCCTTAGCATTGAAAGATGCTAAGGGGGATAGAGTAAGATTTGCATCTTCTCATCCCCTGTCTGTGATAAAGAGTGCTCACGCCCTGTCGGATACCCAAGTTACTCATTTAAGAGTGCTTGGTAACTTCGTCTCTGGTGGAAACAGTTTTTCAAATCCAGTAATGGATTTACTGTCTAGAATCAGAACGAAGGGTACACTAGGATATGTGGAACCTGCTGGTGTGGCTGCTCCTTATAAGGGAAGCTACACTGGTAAACTTTCTGAAAAACAGGAAGCTGCAATGAAAGTAAGAGTGTTTGCCATGGTTGATCCGTTCACACAATGGACGTTGTATCCATTGCATGAGGCCCTCTTCGCGATCTTAAGACCGCTAGGAGGTTCCATCGATGGTACATTTGACCAACTTAAACCCATTA